AATTCTAAAAGTTAAAATTGAAACAGCTATTGAGAATATAGAAAAAGAATAAGAGTCATTAAAGGCTCTTAATTTTATGTTTGACATTTTGAGAAATTGTGTTATAATACTATTAACAAGATAACTTGTGAAGGAATTACACTGAGTTCCCAAAGGGGAGTAAGTCAATGGATGAGAATTCTCATGTGCCTGGGGTTATCTTATTTTTTTATCCCTTTTTTCAAATCTTCAATTATAGTATCTGGATTTTTTAAAATTTCTTCCACAATAAACTCTATTAACATTTGAGAATATCCATATCTGTTACTTATCCTATAATAAAAACAATATTTCTCGTTAGTCTTTATATCATAAAAATTTATAAATAAATTTAAGTCGTATTTATTAAAAATTTTTGGTTTAGGTTCACCGTTCTCAATTTTATTCAAAAATATTTTCTTACTTTTCAATCCTCTGTTTACTAACCGAACAACATCTTTGGTAGTATGTTTGTATATTTCATTTGGATTTTTAATTTCTTTGACTATTCCGATCTTGCTATCAGCGTTTTTATCGAATGCCACTAAAACGTCCGCTTTACCCTTATCTTTCACTATTATCAATCTTGCTTCAATAGGTATAGCATATTCCGAATTATTTTCTCTTATCTCAGATTCTATTTTTTTTGTATCCTTTATTAATTTTTTTGCCATATTAACCGAATATCTTGCTCTTATTTCCTCTTCTGTAAATTTTTCGATTTTTGTTGACAATGTTAAAAAATTTTGTGCTATATGATTTGTTATATCTGAATTATGGAACTCTTTCATTTTTTCAACATAATTTATTACACAAGCTTGAAATAAAGGGGCATAGATATACTCATAATCTTCTGTTACAAAATGTGTACTTGTATTTCTCAAATCTATTATTCGTTCCAGATTTTTTCTTAAAGATCCATTTTTATCACTAAATACTATTTTTATGCAGTTTTCCAAATTAAGAGTCCTATCTTCTGAATCTTTATAATATATCGCATTTTCATCTTTTAATTTTATTATATGGGCTTTTAACATTAGTTCCCAAGCATTGCAGATGAAGAAGCTAAAACCTTCCACTCTATATTTTATCGTTGGCTTATTGTAGATTTCTAACCCCATTATAAATGCTTCTGTTGATTTTTCTATCAATTTATTTACAAAGTCAATAGTATTTTCTTTCATTTTTTCCCTTTCTGATTTTTGAAGTTTTTATAATTATACTATATTTTTTGCTAATTTTCAAAAAAAGATAGCCATTTCTGGCTATCCCAATAACTTACAAAAATATTTTCACAAGTTTTTTCTTATTTTCTTTTATAGTTTCATCACTTTCTTCAAATACTCCGAATCTGTCGAATCCAACAGTTATCATTAAAGCGACAAAGTTTGTACTTATCAGAAGTATTAAATCTTCCGTTTTCGACTTTTCTTCTATTGAATCAAATATTTCTTTTTTGCTTTCACTCTTCAACTCGTTCCGTAATAAATTTAGATTCTGCCTTCTTTGATAACCTCTTAATTTTAGCGTGATTGCTGAATTTAAAAATATCAATGCAAACATTACGATTGCAAACTTCCTACTTCTGTGATATATTTTCATCTTTATCATCCTTCTTCTTGACAAATCCGAACTTTTCCAGCATTAGTTCCAAAAATCCTTTGCTGATTCCGTATCTTTTCTGATTGATCGTTTCCATTACAGCTTCCCCAAAAAATCCCAGCACAGGACTCCAAGGATATAGAAAACCAGCATTGAAATGCCCCACCACTTTGTTAAGAGATAGAGCAATAGCCATTGTCATTCCAGCAACAGCTATACGCTTAATGTACGGTTTTACTGGTTGGTTATCTATCATTTTCTGTGCAACTACGCCAAACAGCACTCCTGAAAAGAAAAGTATAAGAAAAAGTCCGTGATTGTCTATTATTACCTTCAAATCCTCTATCATTGATTATGCTCCTTATATTCCTATTGCTGTTTTTTCTTCTCCAAGTATTTTATGTATTATTTCATCTACATTTACAGTTTTTTCAAGTGTTTCAGCACCCTTTAGTAATAAATCCTCAGTAAATCTCTCAATGTCATCAGGAATATATGGATTGTTTATCTCTTGCGCTTTTTTTATAAAATCCTTAAACTTCCCAAAAAAGTTATTCTTAACAGCTTCCAGTTTTTCTATTCCTTTTTTAGCTCCAAAAATTATTTCCTTTTCTAGTACTTCTTTTCTGGTAAAATCTACCAGCATTCCTATTAAAATTACTTGTAACTGTTTATCCATTATTATCATCTCCTATTTTTATTATTTTAATTCAATGTGTGGATAGTCCTTAAATTTTCGCCAATCTCCACCCCATTCAATATTTATTTTCATTTCTTCTGCAACCTTTTTTAAATGCTCCGCAACTTCTTTATATTTTTTATTGTTATCCCAATCAATGTTCCCCGGAATTGATGGATCATAAATAGCAAAGTCGACAGCATGTCCATATCCATCACTTTTAGCTTGATGATTTGACTTATGCGTATACCCATCGCAATTTGTTACAATTTTGCCAGGTTTTGTCCGTCCTTGACTATATAATTCTTTTTGATATTCTGCCGTTCTCAATCCTTGTACTACCATAAAATCATGTGGACTGCTAGATATCGCCCTCTTAAACAATTCTGAAAGTTTCGGATGAACTCCTTCTAGTCTTTTTAAACTTAATTTACTTAATACGTACATTTATATCACTTCCTTTTCTTTTATTAATTCCATATTTTTTAAATACCTAAATAATTTCGACGGATTGAACTGATAGCCAACCCTGTCCTTTAAAGATTTACATTTATAAGTCAATGTAAATTGCAGGGCATAATCTACCGCATTTAAACAAAATTCACTGCAAAAATATCTGTCAGCATCTTGTACCTTGTCAGCATAGAAAAATTGCCCTAATATTCCAAGATAATCATAACCTTTACCTTGTGCTGTTTTAAAAAATTCTATGACATCTTTAGCTTCTATGTTGTTGGATAGCTCATAAATATCCATGTTTTTTTGATATTCAAATTTTCTTGTTCTAACTCCACCAGGATTAGATAAGAACACCTGTCCGTCATAGATAAATTCAGTGTGTGAATATTTACCTAGTGTCCACAGTGCTATTAAATGCCCAATCAGCCGCTTTGGCTTATGAAAACAGATATACAACGTATTTCTTTTTAATTCTACTTCTCCCATTCCTTTTCAAACTCCTTTTCAGAATCAAAATTTTTCAATTCCTCATCGCTTAATGTCTCGATTTTTACCTTTAAAGCTGTTTCCGTCATCATTGCTTTTGTTGTTTGTTCTTGCATCATTTTAGCGATTAAAAGCATATCCTGTATTGTCAAATCTACATAAATATCCTTGTCATCTAAGTCCTTAAATTTCCAGTTTTTAAAATCAGTCTGCTTTGTTGCAAGTAACATCGTTGTTATATTCCCTAAATTGTTTTTGTCCAGTTCTCTATTTTTTTGTTTATACTTTTCTTTAAAAATAAATTCTTTTTCAGAATGTTGAACTTTAAGAGCATTTAATTTCTCTTTTATATTCTCTATTTTTTTATCCCGATTTATCTTTATTTTGTTATTATCTATGTACTCAAATTCAGACAACTCAACTGTTTTAATTTTTCCATTTTCAATAATTTCATTTGAGCTTAAACTATATTTCCCAGCCTTATACAGCTCTTCTTTTGTAGATTCTCTTAATTTCCCGTTTTCCAAAATCGGATTTTGATATTCTGTTTCATTCCAAGTGTGCTTTTCTGCATCCCAATCTGGATAAAACAAGGATGGACTTCCTTTAAAATCTTCCAAATTTGTGATTGCTGGTTTTGCTATTATTTCAAGACTTTTTTTGTTATAAATTACAACATACATTAGTTTTCCTCCTTAATTTTATTCTGTGCTAACTTATGAATTTGTACGATTTGTTATTATATTTTAAAAATTTAAATACTGGTTTTTAGGGACTTTGAAACAATTTTATTTTTGGCCATTCAAAAAACTTATTAAATTACTAAAATCTAAAATGTGCATAAAGTCAATAAAATTAATAAATATTTTTCAAAATTCTGAACAAATTCATAAATTTCTCTGCTATTTACTGCTAAAATCCAGCTTTTTTTCTGATTTCTAACAGTTTATTTTTTCTTTCTCTAGCACTTGTCTTTTTGACATAATGCTTTTTAGTTACATCTGTTCCGCTATGATTTGCAAATTCGCTAGCCAGGTCAATCCCAATTGTTGATTAAGTAAAATAAGCAACTAAGACTTTTATATTTTTTACAGGAACGTTGGAAGCGTTGCCCTTACTTCCTACTCTGATACAGTTTAAATCAATATCTAAATTGCAGTATTCGAACCAGCTTGCTTGATTAATATTAGTAACAGATATTACTTTATCTTTTTTTATGTGCGAGGGAAGATTGACATACCACTCTGTCGTATCAGTTCCTGCAATGTATCCGAGCAAATTTGTCATTGACAAAATCTCGATTTTGATTAAATTTTCCACTTTATCTGAAAGTGGTTTATTGGAAATAGCCCTAAATTTCCCTGAATCGTTGTATGTCAGACTGTTGTCTTCGATACATTCGTAATAGAATTTTGTAACATTATCATAATAAAACTTACCTTTCGTTTTATTGCCGATGTCCTGTACGTTTCCACCAAATTCTAGTCCTGCTATTTTTTCTAATTCAGCAACCAAATTTGAAGTAGTTACTAAAGTAGATGGATTCATAAGCATTGTTGCTCCGTTAGAATTATTAATTTCTGTTATCAAGTCAATTTCTACTGTTGCTAAATTTATTCCATTTGTTGCAGGCATTACATCTGGTTCTTTTGCTCTAGTTATACTGTACAGTATTTCATTTCCCGTTCCGGTTTTCGCATAAAGTCCTATGGTTTGTATTTTATAACTTGTATTCACTGCTGAATTTGTAAACACTGCATTTAATCTTACTCTTGTTCCTTCTTGACTTATTTTAGACATACTTACCGTTTGCTTTATCTCATCTATATTTGTTAATTTTGATACATCGGTTGAATCTTCATAGATTTTACTTGATGTAATCATCCTTGTAAAAATTATCTGTTTATTATTTGCTAAAGTATCGGCTATTAATGCTCTTCCATTATCTGTTATCGTAGTATCTTTAAATATTGCCATTTTTTACCCTCCTATAATATATTTTTTACCATGCATAAATCCTACAGTTGCGTGTATACTAAATACTACATTCGGAAGTTTTGCAATTATTTCGTATTTCGCATAACTTATTATCCCATTTGATACATAAATTTTATTTTTAGATTTAGGAGTAAGTATGTTGATACTCTTAAATCCTAAGTTTGCTGGTAATATCATTTTTAGCATATTATTTAATTCATCATATTTCCTAGAATCATCAAATTTAGTTGTTATTCCTAGTTCATAATTATTAAAATTAGGCTTTAATTCATAATTTCCTACTCCGCATAGTTGGTTCAATCTCCGAGTTAAAACTTTCCAGGTGTATGGAATTTGATCATTCCAGTATGTTAGAACTCTGAAAATTCTAATTTCCAATGTATCATTTTCATACCTGTGTAAATTTAACATTTCTTCAAATTTACTTATTCCATTCTCATCACAATATTGTATAAACTGGTTGTTAAACACCTTTTTAAATAAATCCCACAAAGTTTTAAACTCAGGTTCTTCACTTTTCATTATTTGTCTAATTTCTCTATATTCTTGCATAAAATCAGGTAAATATTCCAATAAATTTACATTTATAATTTCTAAAAATTTCATACAGATATACCCCCAAATGTCGGAATTTCATATTCTGTAAGTTGTAAATTATTGGGACTTCCATTTAAAGTTGTATTCTGAATATCCAAAATACCATTCACGTCAAGTATTCTAGCCTCAAGTCTTGAAATTCTCACAACTAAATTATTGCTTGTTATTTCATTTTTCAAAGCCCAGGTTTTTCTAAGTTCCAATAAATATTTTTTAACAATCTCTTCAACTTTTAACTTCACAAGTGGCCATGTATAGTTTGGTTCAAAAGAAATAGTTGTTGCGATATTCACTGGTACATTAGTTGTACCTTGAACTGTGACAATATGTCCTATTGGAGCAACACCCAGACCTTGAGCATCCATTGTAGGATCTATTATATCCTGAACTTTTTTAATCAGAGTTGTACTTGCTTGGTTAAAATCACTATCTAGTATAGTTAGTAATACTGTTCCGCCACCCTTCCATATAGGAGTCACTTTAACAGCCCCTACACCTTCTATTTCATGTACCTTTAACTTATAATCAGAAATATTACCACCATAGGCTTTCATATTAAAGCTATCAAAATATCTCTTTCTTAGCGCTTCCGTTTCTTCTTCATCACGACCTGGAATTAAGAGTTCTATTATTTCAGCACGTCCTAACCCATTTACGTAATCAATAGGAATTATTTTCCCTGTTTTTTCATTTCCTATTCTTCCTGAATTCTCACATTTTAGTTCGTATTCATAAAGATTTGTAGTTGTATTGTGTTGGATGAATTTTATTACTATATAATTCAAATCTTCCAAACTGAAACGACTTCCCAATGGAACTTCAATATCAAAAACACCTTTTAACACAGCTTTACTCGCTTTATATGGAGATATTCCACGTTCTGAAGCTCTACGTATTAAATTTTCTCTACTTGCGGTATCTCCAAATGTTTCCTTAATAAAATCTTGGAGCACGAAATACATACTTTCTAGTTCCATTGCAGCAGGAGCTAAGGCATCCCATATTACAGAACCTTCTCTCTTATCCAAATTGTTAGGGATTCTTGTAAGCATTCTTTCCATTATTTTTTCATAAGTTATCACTTCAAACATAACAACCTCCTTCCTTAAATTATCGCTACCGATAATCCATTATCGATTTGAATTTTTCCAAACAATGTTTCGGCAACAAATTTTTTTATAAGTACTGTTCCTCTTTCATTCTCGGTATCAAATTCAAAACTATGTACCGCTGTTATTCTATTATCCTGAAGCAATGCTTCTGATATTCTACGTTCGAGTTCAACAATACAATATTCGACAGGCATTCCGAATAAATCTTCAAGCTCAATTCCATAATTCCAAGAATATATTATATATTTATACCGTTCTGTACGTATTATTTTATATATTGCTTGTTCCATTGCTTTTTGACTATCTACAAATCCTAGAATATAATTTCCCTTGTAAAGTTCCATCTTATATGTTTTTGTAGGCTGTTCTCTCACTGTTACATCTGCACTTATTTCAATCTTTGGTATCATAACCACTCACCTTCTGTTTGCGGGTCATCAATTCTGTCAAGAACAATGAATTTTTGCCCCCCTTGTTGTCTTATTAGTAAAACACCTTCTCCGATTTTTAGCCCATTATGAATTGTTATTTTCTTTCGTCCTTTATATTCATGTTTATGTTTTTTTATGTCAGTCACCGCACCCTCGACAACTTCTGTTTCCTCTGTTGAATGTCCTACGGTGATGTCTACTTCATAATCTTTTACTAAATGTGTCAAAATAAGTTCATCTTCCTCTAAAGCAGGTACGTTTACATCGAGTCTTATGGTAAGAGGGGATGTACTCTCTACTTTCCCTGCATAAATTTCAGAAGGTTTATTATACTCAACAGCATTATTTATCATCTGTTTGAGTGCTCGTTCTAGTTTCGCCATCGTGTCCTTCCTCCTTACCTATAGTTCCTTCAAGATCCAAATCCATAAAATATTCCTTGAACCCAAATTTATGTGTAACTTTATCAACTAACATATAATTTGCAAGTTTAAATTCAGCAACATCCATGTAAACGATGAAAGAAGAACCACCACGAATTCTAACATCTCCAAATATTCCTTTAAGTTTTAAAGTTTTTGTTCTTTGATTATAATATTTGAGCATCTTATTAGCACGTTCTCTTCTTTCAGCTTCTGTCGCATTACTTCTGTTTACTTTTTCAAAATATTGCAAAAGTCCCCATTTAGTGATATTTTCACTATCAAATACTTGATATTTCTCAAGTTTTTTCTCCTTATCATTTACATAGTCAAGTACAACTTGATTGTACGTTTCTTTGTCTATACTACTTTCAAAGTCAAAATCCTTTCCAGAAGTATTATCAAATATCAAATCTTTTATTTTTAAAGTTTCAGTCTCTTTTAATGTCAATTTCCCGTAATCATCATAAATTACATATCTTTTCTCAGTAAATCTTAACGTATCACTTAAAGCTCCTTGAATCATGTCAATTAAAGTTGTTCCATCTTCACGCCTTTTCTCGAATACATGTCCAGTATCTTCTATTTCTCCGATTGTGAGTTTAAAATCTTCCGCAATCATTTTAATAATTTCACTTGCTTTTTTACCTTTAAAAACGTAATAAGCTTTACTTTTTAAATATCTTAATTGATCATAAGCTGTAATTGATACTATTTTATCTTTTCCAAGTTTTCGAGTAAATACATACCCTAAAAATACATTTTGTCCACGATATTTTAAACTTACTTGATCTCCCTCCTGAACTTTTTCATCAAATATCATCTTGAACGTCAATTTTCCTGGAGCTGCCTTTCTTTCTAGAGTTAATTCTATGCTGTTTGTAACAAGTGGTGAAACTATTGTTTTAGTAGTCTGGCTTGCAATTACCAACTCAATATCCTTCTCCATTTCATAACTTTCCTCATTTGGTTTTGACATGAATGATTTTATTTTTTGCGATATATTTTCAAGCATTTTTACCACAACCTTAATTTATCTGATACAAAACCTGTAAGAGACGAAATCCCATTTACTTCAATAACAGTTTGAAGCTGGTCAAGACCACCAGTTTCATTCCTAATAACTTGCCATATTTTATCTCCATATTTCATTTCTTTTATTCGACTTTCCACTTTATCTGTCCACCTTTGATTTTGAATACTCATAGTTCCATCAGCATTTTTTATATATTGTTTTGGTCTAGGGTCAATAAATTCTTTAAATTTAATATCCACATAAACATCCATTCCTTCTTCAGCATCTTCTTCTACACTAAAATCTTCAATTGATACCTTGAGATTAGTGCTAAAATAGGCACGACCAGAATTTGGATAATTCCTAATTATTATTAGTTGGAATGGTTTTGCCCTTTTCTTTAAGTTTTTCAATTTATTTAGATAATAGCTTGGTCTTTGATAGAACCCTAAATATCTAGCAAATGGATAACGTTGGGATGGAAGCATAAATTTAAAACTTATTTCTTGCAGACCCTCCTGTTTTAACATATTAAATTCTGCATCATTTATTAAATTTATAACATTGTTCATATTCTTATGCGTAACAGTAACAGAGGAAGGTGCTACAGGTAAAAGCACCCTATCAATATAAAATATATAACCTTGTGTTCTCATTAATCGTTATGCACCCCTTCCGCTGCGGTATAAACGTGTTCTGCTAATCTTTCTCCAAGAGCGTCTATAAAATCATCCGCATCTGCTTCTTTTGAAATATCATTATAATTTGTCATATCTATTTTTATCTCAGCGGTAGTAAATTTATTTACATATTCTTTTTCGGCAACATCTCTCAGATATTTCATATCTTCATCCATATCTGTCATTTTATCAGCCATTTTACCTGTATTGTCAGCAGTTCTTTTACTATGTGGATCTTTTTTATCTTTTCCTCCACCACCTTCGTCTCCTTTACCCTTACCACCGCCGCCATCTTTACCGCCTTTTCCTTTGTCTCCACCTTTTCCTTTGTCTGGCATAGGCTTGTCTTTTCCAATATCTGTTAAACTATCCCTTGCCTTATTAAGTCCATCAGTTAATCCTTTTACACCTTTTCTAACATCATTTTTTCCTTTGTCAAAGTTTGCATTAGGATTAGTAAGTTTTGTACCAGCCAACTTCCCAGCACCATTCATAACACCTTCCATTAACCCTGAAGGATTAGCAAACCCTGCATATCCAAATTGAGGTGCCTGTTTTTGTGCCACTTTAACACCATTAGCATCTCCATAGGCCATAGCTTGAATATGTTGAGCTGGAGTAAACGAAGCTCCACCTCCGCCACCAACTCTGCCAACACTTATACTAAGAGCCCCGCCATTTGAAAAATGCGTACCAATAACAGAATCTACAACTTTACCAATTTCATTTAACCCTCGTAAAAATCCATTAACAAAACTTTCAACCATTTTTGCCAGAGAATTTATGGCATTGGCAAAAGCATTGTGAAATCCGTTTGCAACTGTTACCGCAGCTCTTCCTATTGCGTTGTATCCATCTATAAATCCATTTGCGACTCCTATAAAAAAATTATAAATTCCTTTTAAAATATTACATATCGTGACTTTCAGCCAAGCCCAAACCATTGCGGCATTATTAACAAGCCAGTACCACGCTTGCAAAAGTATGTTTACAAGCCACACTCCCGCATTCCATATCCCTATAAAAACATTTATCACTAAAGCACCAAGGGCAATAAAAGCTATTATGGCTACTGAAACAAAGACAACTATTATATCCCAAATTATGATAAATACGTCCACAACAACTGCACATAACCAGTACCACATTCCACCAATTGTTTCCAATGCACTTTGAGTTCCTGTCGCCCATTGTACAGTAACAACCAAAGCCCATAGTATAACTACTATTAGCCCAATTATGATTGCCACAAGCCAAGTTCCAGGAAATGCCCAAGCTGCTTCATTTGCTGCAGTTTGAGCCGCAGTATAGCCGTAAAGAGCAAATGTTAAAGCAATTTTAGCTACTGTTAAAATAGTTGTTGCTACATTTAGGGCCGTTTTAGCCGCTACATTTAACCATTCTAAAGCTGTGGAAATTCCTTGCCAAATTACATAAGTCATTAGTGCAGCTGTAACTCCATAAATTATTGGACTTATTACTAACCAATTATCTGCTATAAATTTCCCAGCCATAGCAATTCCGTCTACAACCCCATTCACTACTGCTTTTAACCCGATAAATCCAATTTTTAGATTAGTTATAAAAGATTGAAAGGCTTGGGAGTTGGCTAATTGATTTATCTTTTTAAGTATGCCTTCCATCTCCCGCAATGCAAAGTTTTTAGCTTGAGTCCAAATGTCGGACCACGTGAGAGGTAAAGTTTTAAACTTGGCATTTATATCATCTCCAGCACTAAACAAAGCATTTTTTATTATATCTGCCGTTATTTTCCCTTTTGCTCCTAATTCTTTCAATTCACCAACTGACACATCCATATATTTAGCTATAGCTTGAGCCACCATTGGAGCATTTTCCATTACAGAACGAAATTCATCTCCCTGAAGTTTTCCAGCTGCCATAGCTTGAGTAAGTTGATACATTGCACTTGTTGCTTCCATTGCATCTGCTCCTGATACCTTGAATGCTTTTTGCATAAGATTTGTAAACTGAACAATTTCATCGGTGTTGTTAAAAGCATCTTTTGCAAGTAAACCTAGTTTTGCTACTTGATTCATGCTATCTGTATAAGCAACTTTTGCATCATTTGCTGATTGATAAATCTGTTTTTTTAATTGCTCAGGTGCATCTGTTACTAGATTTAATCTAGCCGTTATCTGTGCATTTTGATCAGATGCTTCCAATAATTGTTTTGCACCCATAACACCTGCTATTGCTGTACCTACCTGCATCATTTTCTTCTTTATTGTATCAACAATACCTGGTGTCTTACTCAGGTTATCATTTACCCCTTTACTGTCACCTTTCATTTTCTGGAGTTCGTTATCAGCCAATGCTAATTGTTGTCTTGCTGTTGTTAAATTAGCAGTATTAATGTTCATAGATTTTCCATCAAGACTGGATAAACTATTTACTGTTGCACTTATTGCATTATTTATTGCTGTAAATGTCTGTGTCATTCTGTCATTTAAGATTATGCTGTTTTGTATTGTAGCCATATTTCCCACCTCCTAACGTCTTCTGCGACCAGCTTTTCTCTTAGATTCCTTTTCTGCTTCTTTTTCTCTTTTTATTTTTAAATCAATACAAGCCATAATGAATCCTTTTTCATAAATATCCATTTCTGCAAATTCACTTGGCCGTATTTTAAGTTTATGAAGGCAATAGTAAGCATAGTTATACTCTGCCACATTCGCCTCAATTAGTTTTTTGCTTCTTCTTTAATGTCCTCTATGTTGATGTCCCAACCGTTTATTTTTTGGACTTCTTGAAGCAATGACGAGTATTCTCCTGGAAGTAGCATTGCATTTATTAATTCTTTTGAATCCATTACTCCCCAAGAATCTTGTAATTCTTTATCGTTTAAATCAGGATAAACTAATGATTTCAAAACTAAATCCATATAGTATCCTTGGGTATCTGTTTCTGGCACAAATACTCCTTTAGCTTTTTTAACTTGTCTTGTGTTTTGTTTTCTTAAAATATCATCCATTTCATTTGAAATAGGTTTTATCTCAAATTTTACAAAATTTCCTTGATCATCCTTAAATCTTTTTGAAATTTCCACTTCCTGATTTTCCACAGGTATTGTATTCTGTTTTAAAAAAAATTTTAAATCTTTCATTATTAAATATCCTCCTAAATTATTTTAAAAGGGAGTTTTTGACTCCCTATTTATTCATTCCATCAAGCGGCTTAAATTTATCCACAAGTTTCCAATCTTCAAATGTGAAATCAAACTCATCTTCCAAATAGTCGGCATCCGCATCAAACTGTGCAATAATTCCGCCATCTAAATTACAGTCAATCAACATTATTGTCTGTTTATCCACACTTGCTGTCGGATCCTCATTTACAATTTGCATATCAAAATACAAATCTTTACCAGTTCTTGTATACTCCTGCAATACTTCTCTAAATATAGACGTATTAAAATGGAAAGTAGCACTTCCAGTTCCTTTCCATCCTGCCGCTTTATTCCCTTTCCCAGTTTTACCTAAGATTGGAACTTCAACCTTATTCTTTTCCATTTCTGCTTTTACATTTATAGCCTGCATAAAATTAAATCTTTTGCCCTCAATCGTAACAAAACACTTAGCAAGACTTCCAGATATAGCGTCTTTACCTTTCATAATTGCTGTATCAGCCATTTATTCCCACACTCCTTTAGCTTTTATTGTACGATTACGTTCATATAAAGTTTTTCCATAGCTACAACAGGTTTTATATTAGATGTAACTAGTACACTTTCCTTAGTTTCGCCCTCAACTACTGTAATATCTGTTTCTTCATTGAAATCTTTTATTGCTCTCAAATCTTCCAATGTTTCGTGATGTTTTGAAATATCACGTTTCAAATCATTCCTATCATATTCACTATTGTTAGATGAACCTAAATAAGTTTTATTAAAAATTGTTGCAACATCAGTAGCAATTTGGTCTAAGGTTCTCATCACTTGAGCAAATGAGAAGTCTACATTTTTTCTTTTTATGAATGAAACAAACGAATTAATATCTTTCAGAACTCTTATTTCATCTCCTGTTTTATGGAATATGAAATACCCTGCTTTTACAGCTAATTCTAATTCTGTTTGTGTTTCTTCCACTTCGAGCTTAAAATCACCATTATATTTTTGATTTGTCAAACTTCTATTAACAGCACAATACGCTTCTGCTCCACCAACCCAGTAAACTGCTGAATTTTCAGGGAAATCAGAATCCAATGTTTTAGTTTTAACATTAATCACACCTTCATAATCTGGATCAGTAGCACGATAAACTACACATACAAATTTAGCACCAACTTTGTCTCTCATTCTCTTAGTGTATTGAACATATAAATCTTTTATTGTTTTTTCATTTGAAGTACAAACTAAAACATTGATAAAATATTTGTCAATCTTATCTAAAAATTTTTGATGTGATGCACCTGTCACAGTTCCATTTGTCCCACCTGTCATAGGTGTTCCCGCCGTTACAGCAAGTGTTGCATCCGATTTAAAAATTACAAAGTCATTCGTTTTCAAATCTTGAGCAGCAGTTACAGTCTGAACATCTACTTTTTCTGAATCAACAAAAGTAGTAACATCAAAAAGCGATGCATTATCAACATTTGCTTGGATTGATATCTTTATATCATTTCCTCTCTCTCCTGTATATTTTGCACTACCGAAAGCATTTGTCGCTTTAGCTCCACCTGTATTTAATTTATAAATATATCCAGTTTGAGTATATTTAAAGAAATCTCTTAATCCCTTTAATTTATCACTGTCATAGGAATGGCCAAAATACTTAGTAGAATTTTCAATAAAATCGCCATTTTCTACTTTGAATATTTCTTCATCAATTCCCCAATCAAGTTCAACTCCAATCGCAGCATATCCTCTATCCGAAAATACAAGTTCAGCTCTTTCTTTACTTACAAAATTAATATATGTACCTGGTAAAACTTTATTTTGTACTAGCCAAGTACCGCCACCATAAGCCATTATTTAACCTCCCTACTTAAAAAATCTTCTAATTTTTTCTCAATTTCTGATAAAGTATATTCTTTATCATCTTCTAGTAAAACGTTTAATAAATCTGCTCTGTTTTTATATTTATCAGAACTTATAATCTGACTTTTTACAAATTTAGTTTCTTCTGATTTATTTTCAACATTTTCTTTTTTTATCTGTATCTTATTTTCAGTACTATTAATATCTGTCATACTAATCCTCCTTCAATCCATTATTTACATCTAGTTTTTTCATCTTAGGTTTTTCCTCGTCTAATTTATAAATAAACATTTCGTATGTAACGAAGAAATGCAATACTTTATCTTCTTCCCTAGAATTTCTATCAATTCCCCGAATAAGTGTACTATCATCAAGTTCAATATACTCAAGTACCGAATAAAGTTTATCTAACACCTCGAATATTTCTTCTGAACTTTTCTTCTTAGGAAAATATACAATATCGAACAAATAACTTCTCAAATACCTATTTCCAATAATCTGCTTTTCACCAGGATTCAATAAGTCGATAAAAAAGCAAGGCTCTTCAAAACCTTGCTCAAGTTCTTCTTTGTGAATATCTATTCCATTAAAACTTTTTGAAAGTTTTAATCCGATTCCATTTACAATTTCATTTAACATCTATCCTCCTAACTTTTTAAGCCATTCGGTAATCTTCTTCTTAATAACAGCCGGAGCTTGCCTTTTTAATTCATCTTCAGAAATAGTAAGCATAAACTTACCTTTTACCCAAGACTTTTTTAATCTCTTCCCAATAGCAGGAACAAATCTTCCTGGAGTTTGTCTATGTCCAAATTCAACATAGCTTGCGTATTCTGTAGAGTTTGAAACTTCTATTTCATAATTACCGCCATTTTTTCTCACATCGGAAACAGTCCAATTTCTTCTTAAAGTTCCACCTTGACCACCATAGGTTTTAGAGATTGTTTTACCATCTTTTTTATATGAAACGGTCTTAGTTTTCAAAACTCTGGCTTTACCCTTTTTATCATAGATAGTATCGCCTTTTTTTATACCTTTTTTCTTATTATTTCTCTTGTAAGTAGCAACTCCAAAATTAGGAGAACTTACAGGAGTTCTTTTAATTACTTTACGTAACAATCTCGCAGCTAATTCTTTTATAGTATCAATCATCAACTGCTCTTTTTCCTTTTCCATATCCTCAATTATTTTTTGAAACTCTTTCAGACCATTAAACTGTACTTTTATTTTTGAACTTGCCATTATGCTTTCTCCTGCTCTAATTCAAGTATAATTTCCTGATGATTAGTGTAAATTGCAGAAATTCCACTGTGTTTATATGTTCTTGTCACATTGTTCTGAGTTACTTCAATCATACTCCCTGGAGGAATATAAACTTCAGGGGAAATGAAAAGAGTGACAACTTGAGACACATTCGCTCCTAATTCCGTTTGATCTGCTTGGCTAACATTTTCAAAACTTAAATGGCAAGGTTCACCTTTATATATTTCTACTTTTTCAGAGGTCACTATACCATACTTATTTTTAGACTTCTCATTTTTATAAACCGTGCATAGCCCGCTCCACATAGACTTTATTGCGTCTTTTGCACTTTTTAAAATATCACTTACCATACTAGCCTCCTAAATCTTAGTATTTCTTCTTCTCCATAAGTTAAAAGATTCGTTAAATATACTTCAAATTTATCTCCTGTGCTTTTAGTATCATCGAAAACTACTTTAGTTTTCCCCTCACTTATCTCTTTCGCTATACGGTTAAAATTCAATCCTAGTATGTTAAGCTGATTTAATTTTAATTTGAAATTAAGAAACTCTGCCACACTTCTATTTATCCAGACATATTTTAATCCTTCGGGAACTTTCTTTTGGTTAGTTTTATTACAGATGTAATACTTTACTGTCTGAATGGAATTGTCTAATAAAAATAAGTCACCATCTACAACTTCGTAACCCAGCGACTTTAAATATTTTTTTACATCTTCCTTGATGTCTATGATATAATCCATGGCTACCACCTATTTTTTAGTTTTCTTAGTTTTTTCTTCAGAATCAATGCTTTCTTCATCTACTTTGTATCCGTGATCCTTAAACCACTCAATCAAATACGGGTTATCTGTTTCTCCAACCCCATTTACAAAAGTTACTCCAGCACTACTTCCTGAATAGTTTTCATTTGGTGCATATATTTTAACAGCCATACAAAATCCTCCTATTTAACCTTGATTTTTCTGAAAATTCCTGCAGCTTTCGTAGCTTTTAATGCAACTGCCGCAACCATTTCCACTTCACCTGTTTTTACTGCACCAGCCGTTTTATAGTCAGGTAACCACGATTTGATTAAAGCATTTCCTGTAGGTGCAACTCCGTGAAATCCATCCATACCAAATCTTACAGCGTATAAAGAAGTTTCCCCTTGTCCATTTATTGTTGAAACTGGGTCATTAGTTCCCGCTTTAGTTCCCAAGTCAACAAACGGAATTACTCCGTATCTTTCAACCTGCTGTCCAAATTCATTCATTGTAACAGTGTATTGGGCTGAACGTCTTGCACAGGCTCTTAATCTGGCAATCAGTTTTGTGTTCCCAGCTAACATTGATGGTGTTCCATCTAGCCCCATTAAAAACTCGTCTAACAAGTCTAAAAACAGTTTGTAGTTTGTGTCTACCGCCGCTGAGTCTGATAAGTCAATTGCTGCCGTTGGTATAAATTCAGTTGTACTTCCTGTAACTGCTTTTTCTAATCCGTCAAACGCTTTCGCATTTACTCCTGAATCCCCATTGATAACCGTGTCATTAAATAACGCTGATGCCGCTTTAATTTTTTGAGTCATTTGCAATTGAACTTCTGAAACAATTCCACCCATATCTGCAATAATTCTATCAATCTGGAATGATCCCCCAAAGATTTTCAAGTCTACATTATGTCTCTCTTTAGAAACTTCTGCAGGTGTGTACTCCTGATTGACTTCCCTGAAGTCAGCAGTTGGTTGAGTTTTCAACCTTGTATAACCATAAGTCATTGTAGTTCCTCCACCAGTAGGCGAAACCACGTTGTCAAATGGTATGTTACTCATAATAAAATTACTTTTTGCAAATTCATCGATTACTCCAATCTGCAAATCATCCTGTACGTTCTTTTTAGCTTCTGCTAATGTTATTGGCATATAAGCCACCTCCTATTATTCATTTTTATTTACCATCAGTCTTGCCATTATGGCGTCTCCTAATGATTTTGTTTGGTTCGCACCTTCTGTACCTGTATTCCCTTCTCCAGGTTTAACTCCTGAAAAGTTAGGCTCCTTCGATTTTGATTCCGCTCTTTTAAATAACATTTTGCTGTCTTCAGCAGTTTTCAAAGCTTCTATCTGTTCATTAATACCAATCAGAACTTCTCCATCCAGTTTAATTCTACCCATGTCAAGTAAAGCCTTAACTGCTTTAATATTAATCGCATTTGAACTCAGCAAAGTGTTGTCGATTGCACTTTCCAGTTTAAATTTAGCAAGTTCAGCGTCAAAATTATCTTTTGCAGCTTTATTATCCTTTTGCAAGTTCTCAATAGTCTGCTTCATTGTTTCCAAATCCCCTGAACTATTCTTTAAATTTTCAAGCTGCACATCTCTATCCTTTAAATCTTTTTCCAGCTGTTTTTTTGTATTATTCACTTCATCAAATCTTGATTTTGGAATAAATCCTTTCAACTGTTCCGCATTTGCTGACAGCACTTTTTCTGCCTGTTCTTCTGACAGACCTAATTTCAACAAATCTTCTTTGTTCATAATCTATTCACTCCTATTCATTTTTTACGTTGTATGCCAACGAGATTAGATTTATACTAAATCCCATTTAAAAAATAGAAATTATATTTTATTTATTTTTTTATGGCAAAGGATCAAGACCTCATGTTAAATAGAATTTATAATAAATCTATTGCTTTAATGGGAAATAGTATTAGATTTGTTCTTTTACGCCTGCAAATCTTAAAAGGCGAAAATAAAAAATCACGACTAAATTAATAATCGTGATTAGTTTTTTTTCTTTATTGATTGTCTTCCTTGTACATTTCCCACAAATCTGAAAGTTTAAAATCTAAATCTTTTTCTTCTTTTAGAACTTTTTTCATAAACTCAAAAAATTCTTTGTGAAGCTCAATTTCCTCTTTCGTAAAAGGTCCATCAAGCCCTCTCCATCCCATTTCGTCTCTTTTTCTCTGATACTCTTTTTCTTTATCTCTCATTTGTTTAAATGCTTTATATAGCCTATGTTCTCTTGATAACATATTTTTTTCTCCTATAGTTTAGGTTTTTATCTTTTGCATTTAGTTTTTGTAAAATCTGTGCAACATCTTCAAAATTTAATTCTCTAAGTTTTTGAATATCATCATCAAAATCTGTCATATCCATCTCAAACATATCCTTTGACAACTCATGCACATATTTTTCATCAATCGCTCTCATATATTTGAACTTCCCATTCCTGAAAGTGTCAAAATCTCCACCACTAAATCCCCATTCATGCCTTCCTTCTGGGTGATTGTGAGTTATAGAAGCGTTCTCAAAACGTATTGATTCGATTCTTTGCATAGGTAACGAACCTTTATCACCCTTTATAACGTATATTTCTCCACGCTCAGTTACAACCATAGCACTTTCATAGGTATTTTTGACTATTTTTTCTTCATATTTTTGCAAAAGCTCTTCTACACTATTATACCTTGAATCTTTAATATTTCCAAGTAATCTGTATCTTCCTTCAGGAACTTTTACAGTTGTATTGACAAATCTTTTATTCGCATATTCAATTTCCCAGTCTTTATACTTCATATCACTTGGCACGTAATAAGTTTTTCCATCTTTATCCCTTGCAGCACGTTCTCCTTCTTCCTCATCTTCAAAATATGGAGCTGTAGTTGTCCTGCAGTTGACGTGAAATGGTGGAGCAGTTGTGCCAATCTCGTAATCCTTAAACTTGAACACTTTGCCGTCAAGGCTTTGACAAATTTCAGAAGTTCTGCTGTCAAGAGTTGCAACAATTTCGTATCGTTCAACATTTAAATCCTCATAAGTCTTAATTCTAGCTTTAGAAGCATAAGCGGCACTTTCAGTATAGACAAGTCTTGCCACGTTGCTTTTACTTGCACTCATTCTTTTAACAACTTTTTCTATTAAGGTATCTAGCTTGTCTCCACGAATAAACGCTTGAGTCATTTCAGCATGTAACGTATTTATCAATTTATTTTTATCTTCCCATATCCTGTCTGAAAAATGTTTTCCATCTGAAGCCCAAGGACCAGAAACAACAGTGTCTACCAATTTATCATTCATCTTATACAAATTTGAACCAATATCCATGCCAGTACCTTTTGCTATTTCAAAAAAAGTATGATTGTATTGGTCTTTATACAATTTCGACAAGTACTTCTCAAAACCTTTCCCATTATCATCGTACAATCTTTCTATTCTTGCTCGTACCTGAAGTTTTAATACTTCTAATCTCTCTATATGATACCTTGCACTTGCATTTTCAAGTTCTTTTACAAACTTCAAACTGTCTTCTCCTGAACCTTTTTTGATATACTCTTCCACAGCCCACTTGAACTCATCACGTTCCTTCTTGTTAAGCATTTCCTTTGCATTTGCCAATGTTACATC